TATACAACATTTGAAGCCAAAGCTTTAACTTCTAATAGTAATGCCTTTTCAACCGAGGTATTTAAGTCAAATCCTCTCGTTGCAATCCAGCATGATGGCGATTTATCCAAGATAGAAGATAATACCAAACTTAATTCTATCATATCTCATGAAGAGATGACTATGAATGAGAAGTATAAGGCTAGTTATATGGCGAGGTCTAATAGCTTTTTATTCATGGGGACAAACAAACCCGTAAAGATTACAGATGGTAAATCTGGAATAATTCGTAGACTTATTGATGTTAGGCCATCCGGTAGGAAACTATCGACTAAACGATATTTTGCTTTAACTGCACAGATAGATTTTGAACTTGGAGCGATAGCGCAGCATTGTCTTGATATTTACAGAGAACTTGGTAAGAATTACTATGCTGGTTATAGGCCGGTAGATATGATGATGCAAACAGATGTGTTCTTTAATTTTGTAGAGGATAATTATCTCATATTTAAGGAACAAGACGGAGTGTCGTTAACACAAGCGTATGAGATGTACAAGGCATATTGCGAAGAGTCTACTGTAGAGTATAAGTTAGCAAAGTATAAATTCAGGGAAGAACTTAAGAATTATTTTAAAGTCTTTTCTGAAGATACACATATTGATGGAAAGCATGTTAGAGGATATTATTCAGAGTTTATTGGTGAAAGATTTACTTCGATATCTAAAAAGATAGATGATAAACCATATTCTCTTGATATGTCAGAAACAAAGTCTTTATTAGACGCAGTGTTTGCTAAATGTCCGGCCCAATATGCAAATGATAAAGGAACGCCCATAGCTAGATGGAGCGAAGTTAATACTGTGCTGGCGGAGTTAGATACTAAAGAAACGCATTATGTCAAGCCACCCGAGCAACACATTTTTATAGATTTTGATTTAAAGGACGAAGAAGGCAATAAGTCTATAGAGAAGAATCTTGAAGCAGCAAGTAAATGGCCGCCAACGTATGCTGAATTTAGCAATGGTGGGAACGGGATACATTTGCATTATATATATGAGGGTGATACTGAGCGGCTTTCTACTTCTTTTGCTGAAGGCATAGAAGTAAAAGCATTGCGTGGAAATAGCTCATTAAGAAGGCGGCTAAGTAAATGTAATAATATTCCAATAGCCACTATCAATAGTGGGTTACCAATGAAAGGAGAAAAGATGATCAATTATGAGGTTGTGAAAAGCGAGAACGCAATTCGCGACCTAATAAAGAGAAATCTACAGAAAGAGTTTCATCCTGGCACAAAACCTAGTATAGACTTTATTTATAAGATATTAGAGGATGCGTATACTTCTGGTATGAATTATGATGTAAGCGACATGATGCAAAAAGTTCTTGTGTTTGCAAACAATAGTACTAATCAATCAGAGTATTGTGTTGCTTTAGTTAATAAAATGAAGTTTAAATCTGAAGAAGCAAGCATTGCTAAACAACGAGTTTCTAATAAATTAGTATTTTTTGATGTTGAAGTGTTTCCTAATCTTTTTGTAATATGCTGGAAGTATCAAGGAAAACATGCAAAAGTAGTAAAAATGATAAATCCTGAGCCAAAAGATATTGAATTATTAATGAATATGGATATTATTGGTTTTAATTGTCGTCGTTATGATAATCATATTCTTTATGGTAGATATATTGGATATACTAATCAGCAATTGTTTGCGTTAAGTCAAAAAATTATAGATAATAATCGAAGTGCTATGTTTAGTGAGGCATACAACATATCTTATACAGATATTTTTGATTTTTTATCTGAAAAGCAAAGTTTGAAGAAGTTTGAGATAGATCTTGGGATTCATCATCAAGAATTAGGTTTTCCTTGGGATCAACCAGTACCAGAAGATAAATGGGGAATGGTAGCCGATTATTGCGTCAATGATGTAATAGCAACCGAAGTGGTGTTTGAATCAAGAAATGCAGATTGGGTTGCTAGGCAAATTCTTTCTGATTTGAGTGGGTTATCTTTAAATGATACAACACAACAACATGCAGCTAGGATTGTATTTGGTAACGATAAGAATCCGCAAGATTCTTTTGTGTATACAGATTTAAGTAAAGAGTTTAACGGGTATGTGTATAATGAGGGTAAGAGCACGTATCGAGGAGAGGAGACTGGAGAAGGCGGGTATGTGTATGCTGAGCCGGGAATGTATGGGCAAGTAGCGCTTCTTGATGTGGCGTCAATGCATCCGACAACAGTAGAGATTTTAAATGTATTTGGCAAGTATACAAGTAAGTTTAGTGAGCTTAAGGCTATACGCTTAGCTATTAAAAATGGTGAAATTGATGTAGCTAGAAAGATGTTTAATGGTAAATTAGCTAAGTATTTAGAATCGGAATCTCAATCAGAAGAATTATCATATGCTTTGAAAATTATTATTAATATTGTATACGGTTTAACTTCTGCAAAGTTTGACAATAAGTTTAGAGATTTAAGAAATAAAGATAATATTGTGGCTAAGCGTGGCGCATTGTTTATGATTGACCTTAAGCATGCGGTACAAGAACAAGGGTATATTGTTGCTCATATTAAGACTGATTCCATTAAGATTCCCGATGCTACTCCAGAAATTATTACCTTTGTAAAAGAGTTTGGAAAAAAGTATGGCTATAAATTTGATCCAGAAATAATCTATGACAAGTTGTGTTTAGTTAACGATGCTGTTTATATTGCGAAGACTCAAGAAGGAAAATGGAAAGCTACTGGAGCACAATTCGATAAGAAATATGTTTTTAAGAAATTGTTTAGTAGAGAACCTATTGCTTTCGAAGATATGTGCGAAACCAAAGCAGTAACTACAGCACTATATCTTGATTTTAATGAAGATCTTCTAGAAGGAGAGCATAATTATCAGTTTGTTGGAAAAGTTGGGTTGTTCTGTCCAATTAAGCCTGGCTGTGGAGGGGGGCAATTGCTTAGAGAAAAGGATGGAAAGTATTATGCTGCAACAGCAAGTAAAGGGTATCGTTGGCTAGAAGCAGAAGAGGTTAGCCGGCTTAAAAAGGAAAAAGATATAGATGAAAGTTTTTATATTAAATTAGTTGACGAAGCAATAGCGGCCATTTCGAATTGGGGGGATTTTGAGTGGTTTGTTTCTGAAGATAAGTATCAGCCTCCACCATGGATTGAAAAAATAAAGGAGAAGTAAAATGGCACCTAAAAATATTATAATTGAGAATGCTCGGATTGGTTTCCGAAATTTTAGTGGGGCAGCAGGAAGATTTAATGCTGCTGGTGTTAGAAATTTTTGTATATTTCTTGAAGACAAGTTGGCCAAGGTTCTTGAGGAAGATGGTTGGAATGTTCGGTGGTTCCCGCAAAAAGAAGAAGATGATGCCCCGCAGGCCTATATGCAAGTGGCTGTTAGCTTTGATCATGTTCCGCCAAAGATTGTTCAGATAACAAGGGGCGGAAAGACTCAGCTTGGAGTAGAATCTATCAAGCAACTTGACACTGCTCAATTCTCAAAGATTGACTTGGCTATTAATCCCTATTCTTGGGAAGTAAACGGAAAGACAGGGATTAAAGCATATCTCAAATCTCTTTATGTTACTCTTGCTGAAGACGAGCTTGAGGCAAAGTACGCCGACTATGCCGATCGTCCGGATAGTGCATACAACGCGCCGCCGTCTAAGGATGATGGCAATTAGTTTATTTGATCATCAGATAGAAGCAATAGACAAACTGCATTCCGGCTCCATCTTATGCGGTGGAGTCGGAAGCGGTAAGTCTAGAGCAGCCATCGCTTATTATTTTGTCAAAGAATGCGGCGGTAAGATTAAAGTAAATGGCGAAGGTGAATTCTCTGAGATGACAAAGCCAAAAGATTTATATATTATAACAACCGCAATGAAACGAGATTCTTTAGATTGGGTTAAAGAGTGTGCTGATTTTTTAATATCGCCAGATAGATCTATAAGTTTAAGTGGCGTGGCGGTTATTATAGATTCATGGAATAATATTGAAAAGTATATTGATGTAAAAGATTGTTTCTTTATATTTGATGAACAAAGAGTTGTTGGGTCTGGTGTTTGGGTTAAATCTTTTATTAAGATTACTAAACAAAACAAATGGATTTTGCTAACTGCCACCCCAGGTGATACATGGATGGATTATATTCCAGTTTTTATAGCTAATGGGTTTTATAAAAATCGGACTGAATTTATTCGGCGTCATGTTGTATATAATAAATTTAGTAGATTTCCTAAAATAGAAAGTTATTTTGATGCAGCACGGTTAATTAAATTAAAGCAAGCTGTGATTGTAACTATGGAGTATACACGGCCAACCGTTGTTCATCATGAAGAAGTAACCACAGCATATAATAAAGAACTATTCGATATTGTTTTTCATAAAAGATGGAATCCATATGAAGACCGGCCGATTAAAGATATAGCAGAATTATGCAGGGTAATGCAAAAGGTTGTGAATAGCGATTTAAGTCGATTAACAGTATTAGATTTTCTTTTAGGTGCTCATGAGAGAGTAATTATTTTTTATAATTTTAACTATGAACTTGACATTCTTAGAAAGTATGCCGAAGAATGGGGAGGAGCGTATGCAGAATGGAATGGGCATAAACATGAGTTAATACCAAAAGCTAAGAAGTGGATATATTTAGTTCAGTACACAGCAGGAGCAGAAGGCTGGAATTGTACGTCAACAAATGCTATTATATTTTTCTCCCAAAATTACTCATATAAAGCAACAATTCAAGCAGCGGGGAGAATAGATAGACTTAATACTGAGTACACAGATTTATATTATTATCATTTAGTTTCAAAATCGCCAATAGATTTGGCTATTAAAAAAGCATTAAAAAATAAACGTAATTTTAATGAAAACCGCTTTATATCAAAATAGGACCTCGCGAAAAAAACACCGACTATAATGAAGAGGAAGTGTAAGAAAAAAATTACTCTTTTAAATTTTTTCATAAAGGAGGGCCTCATTGTGGATAAAGAAAGTAAATTCCAGGCTAAGTTAATTGTTGAACTTAAAGAGCTATTTCCTGGAAGCATTGTTCTTAAAAATGATTCAAATTATATTCAAGGGTTTCCAGATCTTACAATACTCTTTGAGAAAAAGTGGGCCGTCCTTGAATGCAAAAAAAGTGAAGACGAGGCCGTACAACCAAATCAGGACTACTACGTTGATAAACTTGGAAAAATGTCATATGCAAAGTTTATTCACCCCGGTAATAAGGAGGAGATACTAGGTGAACTTCAACAGGCATTCCGACCTAGAAGGGCAACACGCATTTCTAGGAGCTAGTAAATATCATTGGATAAATTATGATGAAGAGAAATTAGACATAACATATAGACGATGGTTAGCAACAGCTAAAGGTGTAGCTCTCCATGATTTTGCATGTCAAAGTATTACTTTAGGAATTAAACTTCCAAATAGCCCTAAAACTTTGAACATGTATGTTAATGATGCAATTGGATTTAGAATGACGCCCGAACAGCTTTTATATTATTCCGAGAATTGTTTCGGAACAGCGGATACTATTTCTTTTAGGAAAAATGTACTCCGTATTCATGATTATAAAAGTGGTGAAACAATAGCGTCTATGCATCAGCTCGAGGTTTATGCTGCTTTGTTTTGCCTTGAGTATAAAATTAAGCCAATAGATATTGAGATATTTCTTAGACTTTACCAAGCTGATGAAAAGATAGAGGCGCGACCATATCCAGAAGATATTTTAGCTATAATGGACAAAATTATAGTATTTGATAAACGGATTGAAAAATTAAAACTGGAGGTGTAACAATGTCTGATGATCTTAAACATTATGGTATGCCTCGACGGTCTGGCCGATATCCGTGGGGTTCTGGAAAAGATCCATATCAACGCTATATGACTTTTATGGCTCGAGTTAAAGAGCTTGAGGATAAAGGATTTAGTCGTACAGAAATAGCTAAAGATATGGGAATGAAAACGCCTAAATTTAGAGCTAAGATCACCATAGCAAGTAATGAAATAAAGAAAGCAGATGCTGCTTTAGCTCAACGCTTGTTTGATAAAGGATATTCTAAATCTGCCATTGGTAGAAGAATGGGTAGAAATGAATCCTCTGTTAGAGAAATGCTGGATCCAGTTAGACAGGAGCGACTTAAATCCATTGACGCAACATCTAGTATACTTATAGAGGAAATAGAAAAACATAAGTATATTGATGTTGGATCTGGCGTAGAGCAAAGAATGGGTATTAGTGATGTTAAACTAAAAGCTGTTGTCGCTAATTTGGAAGAGCAAGGGTATAAAAAGCATTACCTTAAACAAAGGCAAATGGGTACAGGAGAAAAAACAACAGTTATGGTTTTAACAAAAGCCGATGTTCCCTACTCCGAAGTTAGAGATAATAAAAAAGATATTGCCATTCCAATGATTCGTTCTGAAGATGGCGGACTAACTTACAATCGTCCGGAGCCCCCGGTTAATATTGATTCAAAAAGAATAGATATTAATTTTCAATCGGATAAAGATGGTGTCATTGAGCTTCGTAGAGGTGTTAATGATATTAGTCTTAATAATGCGCATTATGCTCAAGTTCGAATCGCTGTTGATGGAACTCATTATCTTAAAGGAATGGCAATATATGGTGAAAATTTACCTACTGGAATAGATGTTGTATTTAATACAAATAAGAAACCAACAGATAATAAACTAGCTGTTATGAAGCCGCAAGATCCTAATCATCCACTAAATCCTTTTGGAGCAGCAATAAAAGAAGAAAGCGATTTATTATTAGCACAGCGGCATTATTTAGATCCTGTAAGCGGAGAAAAGAAATTATCAGCGCTTAATATTGTTAATGAAGAAGGTAATTGGGGGGCATGGTCTAAATCATTATCTTCTCAGATGTTATCAAAACAGGTTCCGGCATTAGCTAAAAAGCAACTGGCAGAAGCATTTGCAATTAAGCAAGAAGAATTTGATGAGATTATGACATTAACTAATCCTGCTGTTAAACAAAAACTTCTTGCCTCGTTTGCAGATGATTGCGATTCTGCAGCAGTTCATTTAAAAGCAGCTTCTTTACCGAGACAAAAGTCTCAAGTAATTATTCCAATTACAAGTATGAAAGAAGATCAAGTTTTTGCTCCAAATTTTCGTAATGGTGAGCAGGTTGTTCTAATACGATATCCGCATGGCGGTAGATTTGAAATTCCAGAATTAATAGTAAATAATAATCAATCAGAAGCAAAAAGTCTTCTTTCAAAAGCAAAAGATGCCATTGGTATTCATCCTAAAGTTGCTGAAAGACTATCTGGTGCTGATTTTGATGGTGATACGGTTTTAGTTATACCAAATAATGATGGAGCTATTAAATCTTCTGCAGCGCTTAGAGATTTAAAGAATTTTAATCCAAGAGAACAATATAAAGCATATCCAGGTATGGTTATTATGACCGATGAAGTTAAAGCCAATGAAATGGGTAGAATATCAAATCTTATTACTGATATGACAATTAAAGGGTCTACTCTTAATAGTGATAAAATTTGTAGAGCTATTAAACACTCAATGGTTGTAATAGATGCTAAAAATCATGAGTTGGATTATAAACGATCTTATGATGAAAATTGTATTGCTGCTTTAAAAGAAGAATTTCAAGGAAGTTCTACATCAGGAGCAGCAACAATTATATCAAAAGCAGGAGCAACAGTATACATAGACCATAGAAAAGAAGGTGGCTATGCATATGATCCTAAAACAGGAGCTAGACGCAAAATGTATGTTGATCCAACGACTGGTAAGAAGTTATATACAACAACCGGAGAGACATACAATAAGTATACTTATGCTAAGAGCGGTAAGAGAGTAGATTTTAAAGAACTTAGCAAGGAACAAGTAAACGAACTAGTTAAAGATGGTACTATTAAAGTAAAGACTCTTGATAGAAAAACTAAGACTACAAGAATGGCAGAAACAGATGACGCATTTAGTCTTTCTTCTGGAACAGTAATGGAGACTCATTACGCTGCGCATGCTAATCAATTAAAAGCACTTGCCTTAAAAGCACGTAAAGAAGCATATGCAATAGAACTAGAGCCAGTACTCCAATCAGCTAAAGATACTTATAGTAAAGAGCGCATCTCAATAGGAAGTCAGTTAAAGATTGCTAAAATGAATCAGCCTCTTGAACGTAAGGCTCAAATGTTATCAGATACCATGGTTAAAGCATTAAAGTCAGATAATCCAGGAATGGATGAAGACACTTACAAAAAGCAAAGAGGTCGAGCATTAACAACAGCTAGAAGAATGGTTGGTGCTGGAAAAACAAAAATAACAATATCTGATTCTGAATGGACTGCTATTCAAGCCGGCGCTTTTGGAAAGCAATTGTTAAAAGACATTTTAAATAATACTGATATGGAAGCAATTAAGCAAAGAGCAATGCCTCGTTCTAATAAAGGTATGAGTGCTGCTAAAGTAGCAAGAGCTAAGAGTATGTTAGCAAAAGGCGAAACACAAGCGGATGTTGCAGATCTTTTAGGTGTTTCTGTATCTGTATTAATGACTAACGTTAAGTGAAAGGAGCCTAATTATGGAATCAATGTTAACAACAGTTGATAATCCGTTTAATCCATTTACACAGTTTAATGATTGGAAACGTTTTGATGAAGATAAAGGCTATTTCACTTGTGAGTATCTTGCTAGAATTGCTAATACAGCTACAGCATTAAGCGATATTGAAGAATCTAATGAAATTGAAGCTGCTATTGATGAAATTGTTAAGCTTCAT